AACAGATACCAAATATAAGGCACATTTTGTGTTTGGTCAAACTTTTGAAGGGCTTACAGCTGATGAATTAAGTTTGATTATTATGAGGTACTTCTATCAATACCATTGTACATATTTGGTTATTGATGGAGCCGGAGTTGGTCTGGGCGTAGCGGATGGGCTTATTAAAGATCAATATGACCCAGAAATGGGTGAGACTTATAAAGCTTTAAATTATTGTAACAATAATGAAATGGCACAGCGTTGTAAGGTTCGTGATGCCAAAAAAGTTATGTATTGTGTAAAAGCATCGGCTGATTCTAACAGTATATATTGTCTTTTACTTCGTAACGCAATTCAAAATGGCAATGTTGATTTCTTAGTATCTGAAAACGATGCAGAAATATATCTGTCTAAAGAATTTAAAGGATATAAGAAATTAACTGTGTATGAAAAAGGTGAATTATTAAAATCTTATGCTGAAACATCAGCGGCTATTTTTGAGTTGGTAAAATTAAAAGGTTACTATAAAGATGGCAAGCTTAAAGTATTTGAAACTAAAGGTAATCGAAAAGACCGTTATTCTTCTCTTTCATATAACTACTGGTGTATGAAACAATTAGAGCTTCAACTAAAACCTAATTTTTCTGATGCGGAACGACTTGTATATAGTCTTCCTATCCGTAGGGGACGTACAAGAAATAATAGAATAATTTGAGGAGGTGCGTATGGCACGTAAAAGAAAAAGAAATCGTAATGTGTCGAGCACAACTCAGGCACGAGATACAATTTTAACACAACATGGAGAAAAGACAGTTTCTGAATTACAATCTTTTTATAATAATAATTATGATAGATTAAAAAATTTTGAAGCCGCTCAAACTTCATTTAAACAAATTACTGATGTGACAAAAAATACCAGAAAAGCTATCCCTACTTTTGATAAAAGCAAGCTTCTTTCGTATTTAAAAAATATTAGTAATAACGAAAAGAATCTTAGGAATCTTTCTTGGTATCTTTATTATCGATCACAGATGTATAAGAAACTTATTCAATATAATGCAACTATGTTTGAATTGGACGCAAGACGCATTATTCCTAATTATGATGTAACTGCTAATACTCAAAATGACCAAAAAATGTTGAAAGAATATGCTGAGACAGCAAAGTTTATTGACAGTCTTAACCTTCAACAAAAATTTTTGATGATATATCTTATTTGTTTTCTTCAAGATGTTTTTTATGGCTGTGCTTATTATGACGATGATAATGGGCTATTTATTCTTCCTCTTGATCCAGACTATTGTAAAATTGCAGGAAGATTCCCAAGTGGTGATTTTGCATTTGCTATGGATATGTCATATTTTACAGGCACATATAATTATTTACTTGAATATTGGGGTGAACCTTTTGAATCAATGTATCGCCAATATCAATCCGGCGGTGATGATTTTAAATGGCAGGTATTTCCAGAAGAATATACTGTTTGTTTAAAATTAAACGTTGAAGACTGGAGAGTAATTGTGCCATATTATTCTGGCTTATTTGCTGAATTGATTAACCTAGAAGATGTTAAAGATTTTCAAGCTATAGCAGATGAGCAAGATATTTATAAATTGATTTGGTTAGAAATGGAAACTATTACTGGCAGTAAAAATATTGATGATTGGAAAGTAGACCCTGAAATTATTATTCAATATTTTAATCGTATGTGTGAAGAGGCATTGCCTGATTATACTTCTGCCGCTATTGTTCCCGGAAAATTAAATACAATTGGATTTAGTGATAATGATGCTACTACTAATAGCAATAAGGTAACTAAAGCTACAGAAAATGTTCTTAATTCTGGTATGGGTGGTCAAGTACTTAATAGTATTTCTATCACTGGTACAACTGGCTTGAAACTTGCTATGAAAGTGGATACTGAATTAGCCATTAGTTCATTACTTGGTCAAACTCAAGGTTGGGTAAATCGATATGCAACTTACAATTTGAGCACACCTTGTAAAGTAGTGTTCTTCCCTATTAGCGCTTATACAAAGGAAGACTTTAGAAAAGAATTACTGGAGAATGGTACTTATGGTCTTCCTGTAAAACTCGCACTTAATGCACTTAATGGCATTAGTGAATATGAGTCATTAGCTACTAATTATCTTGAAGAAAACATTCTTGGTCTGTCTGAGAAATTTAATAGTCCTCTTGCATCTAGTCACACGTCTTCTGGTAATTCTGATGGTGAAGTTGGTAGACCAGCTGAAGATGATGGGTCACTTACAGAAGACGGGGAACGCAGCCGAGACAAGAGAGACAGATCAAACGGATAAGAGGAGGTTTAACAATGGAAAAAATGCCGTTTATTAAAACCTCTGATACAGAGGTAGCTGAATTATTTAGACAAGCAGGTTATCCTGAATTAGAAAAAGAAGGAGCTATGTTTGTGTTTGTAAATATAGGTCGTTATGAAAATGGGAAATATAGTACAGTTCCTGTTGATAAATGCACCTTTTCAAAAACAGTATGTTTATAAGGGGGTGCAATTATGTTTATTACTATAGATGCTTTTTATGATTATTTAGTCAAACAAGGAAACAGTGTTAAATTTTCCAAAGATGATTTTATTGGTGGCTCTTTTGTGGCTGTTGGACTTGAGGGCACTTTATCTTTTTCTCAAGATACGTCTAAGGATGGACTTGTTAAAACACATTTAAAAGCCGCCCATGTGGGTAAGAATAAAAATCATAGTCAAATAACCTATAGTTCTATGAAAAAGAACTTAAAGAGTATTAAAAATCGACCTATTTTAGCATATATTCATCAGCTTGAAGTTGATGGAGAACAAAAAAACGTATTCGGTTGGCACGCAATGCACGAAGGTGATAATGGGGAAATCATTTATGACGAAATTCCCGTTGGTCACGTTCCTACAGATGCTAAACCAGAATTAGTTTATGACGCAGATAAAGATAAGGAATATATTGAAACTGATGCTTATCTTTATGAAAGTTATACAAAAGCACCTGAAATTCTTATGGATGCAGATGGACAATGTCCTGTATCTGTAGAAATTGATGTTTATGATTTTTCATATGATGCCAAAGAAAAAATATTAAATATTGATAATTTTGTATTTAAAGGAATTACTATTCTTGGATATTATGAAGATGGTTCTGTTGTAGAACCTGCCATGGAAGGTGCTAATATATCTTTATTAAATTTCAATGTGGATAAAGCCACATTTGAGATAGATCAAAATTCTATGAAAGGAGGAAAAGATGATATGGGCTTATTTGAGCAACTTTTGGAGCAGTACAATGTAACTGCGGAAGATGTCACATTTGAGCATGAAAATCTGACAGATGAAGAGCTGAAAGCTAAATTCGAAGAGGTATTTGGTAATGCTGAAGCTGATCCTACTCCTGAATCGAATTTTGAAGATGAAAACTCTGAATCTGAAGATGAAAATGCTGAAGATAGCGCATCTGAAGAAGAGACTGAAACTGAGGTTGAAGCAGAAGTTGAAGAGGATAAAACCGAAGAAACTGACGATAATGCGCAAGATGACGAGCCAGTAAAGAAAATTGAAAATTCTATTACATATAGTGTGAATGGTAAAGAATTTGCAGTTTCTTTAAATGACAAAATCTATGCACTTGCTACGTTGGTAAATGATGCTTATTCCGAAAGTGACAATGCTTATTACAATGTTCTTGTTTATGATAAAGAACTTGTAATGGTGGATATGTGGGCTGGCAGTGCTTATCGTCAATCTTATAGTGAGCGTGCGGGTGTATTCTCTCTTAAAGGCGACAGAGTGCCTGTTCATGCAATTTATGTAACAGATACAGAAGAAGCAGAAATTGATAATATACGTTCTAAATATTCTGCAATGTCTGAAGAACTTGCAAAATATCAAAAAGCTGAAGAGGATTCTCGTAAAGAGGAGATTATTAACTCTAAAGACTGGAATGCTATATCCGATTCTGCCGAGTTCGCAGAAATTAAAAAGCATATTTCTGAATATTCCGCTGAAGAAATTCAGAATAAATGTGATGCTCTTTTGCTCTCCTTTGCTAAAAATAATAGTAAAGAAGTGCATGTGGCAAAAGATACTAATCAGCACAGATTCTCTCTGTTTAGAATTCCTGAGGGAAAAACTACTGAAAACAAGAGATATGGAAATCTCTTTGATTAATTTTAATTAAATTTATAGAAAGGAGAAAAACGTTATGATTGATATTGCTTTTGTTTTTACACATAACGAGGCGTTCCCTTCCAGATTGCTTGCGGCTAATGGTGGTGGACACATTTTTGATATCGAACTGACTGCTGACCATGATAATGGTGAACTTGTCGGTCGTGGCGATTATATTAAGCTTGGTACTTATAAAGAGACAACTGCACCTACTTTTGCGGGTAAAATTGTTGAACAAGCTGCTAATGGTAATTGGTATGTTGAGGTAACTGCCGCTACTGAAGCACTTTGGATTCTCATGCCTGAAATTACCTCTTATGACACTATTCCTCAGACTCAGAACCCTAAGGCATGGGTTAATAAAGAGGGTGATGTTGTCAAAGGTTATTCTCTGGTAAAGGGCGATATTTTTGAGATGTCTGTCGAGGGATTCCAAGGTACACCCGCTGTTGGCAAGACAGTATCTTTTGCAGACGGCAAGTATGTCGTTGCAGCGTAATAGACTATAGAAAGGAGGATAAAGCGATATGATTAA